CGGCTCATCACCTCTTAATGGAAGCGTACTAATAATATCAGTAGTATCCGATAGTTGAATTGCGCCTATTATTGAATTATTATCAATACTTTCAATTATAGTACATGAGACAACTGTATTAATTAGTTCCAGGATAGTTTCTTCATCCTCATTTAAAACAGCTACACTTATAAGTGCTGCTTGTCCTGGAAGTTGTAGTGTTTCACTAGCCATTACTTAATAGATCCTTTAAGTTAGTTTCTGCTAAATCAGCGTACTTATTACTTAGTAATTTAATTGATCTACGTGCTTCATTTGCTTCATCTTCCTCATCATATGAGTAGATGGGCGTCCAGTTTGATTTATTAATATCAGTTGAGTAAGTAAAGCTTGTTGGGCTAAATTTTATTCCTGTTTTTTCCCCGTCAATAACTTCATTATATCCAATCAGATTAGCTTTAGCGGCGGAAAGAGATCCATATTTTTTAGTAATATAATTCTCAAACGTAAATGTATCCATATACCACTCATAAAAAGGGTCGATAATATTATTAGATAGATAAACTAGCCACGTTCTATCAACACTCCCATAGTACTGGTCAGCAATAATCCAAGCTTGATCACCTTCATCAAGTTGATAATCAAAGTAAGTTAGCTGTGTACTATTAAGTACTTCAGTAAGTTTAACTCTTGCAAGTATATTTCTTACTTGATGTTCATTATAGTTAATTGTGGGGAATTGTTGAAAATAATTCATGCTTTAAGCCTCTTACTTCTGAGCTGCTCCAGTAGTGGCCACCGCGGCCGGTCCAAAATCTGTTTTTCTAATAGGTTGAATTTCTTTTAATCCGATAGTTAATACATAAGCAGTTGCTTCACCATCCAAGATGTGAAAAGAAGCTCCATCAGGGGCATAATCAATCTTTAATGACGTTACAACTGACGTTTTGTATGGTTGTGTTTTAAACGATCCGGCAAACCCAAAATCAACCACATCAGGAAAATCAAAGAAAAATTTACCTGCGGCATTATTTGGCATCATTCTTCTTCTAATTTCATGAATTATACTACCAATGCTTGCATTTTCTGCTGCATTACGAGGGACTAATTTAAAACTAAAGCTATGATCTCTTAGAGGTACCCCATCTAACATTGCTCTTTCAACCGGGTTATCAACAACACCTAATCGAGATCCGATAGTATCTTGCAGTTTTGCACCGCCAAGACCTAATACTGCAGCGGCTTTTGCTGCGCTCTTTCCAACTCTTCCTGTGCCCTTTGCAAGTATATCTGCAGCGAGAGCGCCCGCGGCGGCTTTACCCATCTTTGGAGCCAGGCCTTTGATTGCTTCTAGTCCACCCTCTTTTAGAGAATCTGCTGAAATATTTTGGTCATTAAGTACGCTTTCTATAGCTTCAGCGCCTGCGCCAAAGAAGCC